CGCGGAGGCATGCCGCCGCCCGCCGGGGCTTCCGACTCGAACAGGCGGCCATACTTCTCGTTGGCCTTCATTTCGCTGACCAGCTCGCGGATGGTCATGGGCTGGCCGGTCACGCCCGAGTAACGCTGGTCACCCTGGGCATCGACCACGAACACCTTGAATTCACCGTCCTGCTCGACAACCTTGACCTGGTTCTTGATGAACGGCAGCAGGAGTTCCGGGACGCCCTTCAGCTCCGCGACGGCGGCAGTGGCGGCGTTCTCGACCAGGAGCCCATACAGCTGGTTCTGGAGGGCTTCGGCGCGGGCTCCGGCCTTCTTCAGGTCCTTCGCGTGCGCATCGGCCAGCTCCTGGCGAACCTTGTCCAGATTCAGCTTGGCCTCGCCGCCCTTGGCCAGTTCGTTCTGGAGTTCGGTCAGCTTCGTGGTGATGTTGGCCTTGATTTCCTCCGGCGTCGCACCGAAGTCAGCCAGCGGGGTCAGGTCCACGGAGGTCTTGGCCTTCGCCTCCGCGCGAGCAGCCTTGAGGGAGCGGTTCAGGCCAGTCACGGCTTCCACGATCCCCTTGTGGGCTTCGTCCGGGACGAACTTGCCATCATCGCCCTGCTTGTAGATTCCCCGGAACTGTTCCGGGACCTTGTCGATGGAATCGACCGGAGTGAATTCAAAGTCCATAATTGTATCCTCATTGTCGGCGGATCACCCGCCAGTGTTGTGCCTCACGCACGGTTCATATTGTAGCCTCAGAACTTTTCAGGGTCAAGGCCAGCCTTGCGGAAGGCGTCCGGCTTGCGCTCCGCGAGTTGGGACAAGGTCAGCTCGTTGCCGGCCCGATCCACAAATTGGTCCACGTTCAGCCCGCCCTCCCGGAACAGCCGGGCCTTGGTCTTGCCCAGGACCTCATCCTGGAAGCCCGCGGGCTGACGCTTCAAGAAGTCCTGATATGTGGTCGCCGCCGGAACCCGGCCCACGTTCTCCGCGGCCCAAGCCTTCCTGATGTCCTGGATCGGCTTGCCCTGCTCCTTCGCCATCCGGCGGAAGTCGATTTCACGCTTGGCGCGGGTCCGGGTGTCCGTCACGGTCGGGCGATTGCCCAGGAGGCCCACGCCGTCGATGTAGGCGACCATCACAGACCGGCAGTTGAAGTGGGCCGGGGGTTTCGCCCCCTTGGGCTGGAGCAGGGGGATGTCCGCAGGCAACTCGTTGTCGCCCACGGGGGTCCCGTGACCGTCCCGGGCGCGGCATACAGCCGTGGTCCGACCGTCCAGCGTGCTCACCCAGACCTTCGCCGTGATGATGTCGCTGTTGGCTTCCCAGACGTAGCCCCGGGCAGTGTTGGATACGTGGTTCACCGCGGTGCGGACGATCCCCTGGGCGTCTCGCCGGGTCATCGACAGAATGCCGTCCGCATAGGCGTTCTTGCGCGTCCCGACCACCCGCCGCACGATGTCGTCAATGGGCTCCCCGTTCGTCATCCCGAGCTGAAGGGCCGTGGTCAGCCGCTGCTGGTCCACCGCCTCCAGGGTGCTGAACCAGTCCCGGAGGAACCGGCCCTGGAACGGGCGGGAGGTGGCGATGGCCCGGAGCTGGTCCGCGTTCACCGCCATGAAGCCCACCTCAATCGTGATGGAGGACTGCAGCAGGTCGATTTCGGCCTGGCCTTCGAGGACGGCGAGCTGCCCGAGTTCGTCCCGCACCAGGGTCTTGTACTCCGCGAGGGCCGCGGCCCGGGCTCCGCGGATGTCCGTGAGCAGAGCCTTCCAGCGTTCGCCGGTGAAGTCCAGGTCACGGCCCTCGAAGCGGGCGAGCCGGGTGCGCAGGCGTTCGGTCAGGTCGCGGTCCGCCTCCTCCAGGAGACGGGCGACCCGCTTGGTGACGCCCGCGGTGTAGCGGCGCAGGTCGATTTGGTGACGCAGCGCGGCGTCACGGTAGTTTTCGTTGAAGGTCGCCATTTCTCAGTACCTTTTGAATTGCGTCCCAACCCAGACCCAGCTCCTTTTGGGCTGCGAGTATGGACGGATAATGGATCCCCTGAATCGTAACAGGCTTTGCCCTGCCAGAAGGCTTCCCACGCTTCGCCGCGGCCATCTTTTCCCGGGCTTCCTGAGTTATAACGCGCCCTTTGCACTGCTCCGAGAAGCGTTGCTTGGCGTCCTCCTTCCACTTCGACCCCAGGACGGCCTGCCGTTGGCGCTCCCGGGACTCCGGCGGCATGCGATAGCCGGGCGTGCCTTCACCCCCTTCGGTCAAGTTGTAGCCGTTGGGCTTCCGGGTCCCGAAGGCTTGAATGGCCCTTTGTTCCAACTCGCAAAGGTAGTCCCAGTCATCCGCGATCACCAAGACTTCAAGTTGCGCCTGACCCGGGTACTTGTTCAAGGCGTGATGGAGCAGCGAGCCTCCCCGGGGCTTCTCCCGCTTCAAGCGGCCCGCCTCTGAACAGTGGTCCTTGAACCGGGCCTGGGCCGTCTGGGTCGTGATGCCCAAGTAGGCTTTCCCGTTGGGGAAGGACACGCGGTACAGGCACCCCATCAGCGTTCCTCCGGCTCAGGCTTGGGTCCGTTCATGCCGAAGTGGATACAACGCCCGACCAACGGGGCGAGGACGATGCTCAGGAGGAGCCAGAGCCCCAAGAAGTGCCAGACGTTCATGACTCGCCTCCAGGATTTCCACCGCCTTCTCCGCCTTCGCCGCCCTCGCCCTCGCCCTCACCCTCCCCACCTTCGGGCGGGTTCTTCTGGGACGGGTCCAGGTCCAAGCCAGCGCGGCCCATCGCCTCGCTGATTTCCTCCATCAGCTCCTCCCAGTCCTCATCCTCATCGAAGTCCTCCGGGAGGACCCCGCGCAGGCGGAGGCCGTTCAGGTAGGTCTTGCGGCTGATGTCGCGCTTCTCGCGTGCGACTTGGAGGGCCTGAAGGCCCGGGGCGTCCATTTCCTCCAGGTCATAGTCCTTCACCAGCTCCACGGTGCCGCCGTTCGGCCCAAGGCGGAGCCAGTCCGCGGTGATGTCCAGGGCCTGGGCCAGGGCGTCCTCGAACAGCCCCGTCATCGCGCTCAGGTCGCTGGTCGCCTCCGCGCTGTCCAGCGCCCGGGCGGTCGCCGTCTGCCCGCCGGTCTTGCGCTTCAGGAACTCCGCACCATAGCCCGCCATCTGCTCCTCAAGGTCCTTGAGGTCCGTGCGGCCCGCGGCGATGGCTTGGCCGGTGTGCTCCACGTAGTAGAACCGCCCCTGCGGGTCCGGGTTGTATAGCACCTTGTTCGGCCCGACCACCACCGGGTCCGAGTCCTCCCCGGACGCCCCCGAACAGGCGAGGATCGGGAAGCGGGAGACGGTGAGGATGTGGCGCTGGTCGGAGGAGGACTGCCAGTGCGCCACGTTGAGGTGAGCCAGGTCCAGGAGCGGGGGCTTGCCCATCATGAAGCCCTGGCGGTCCGCGTAGAAGGTGACCAGCGGGACGTAGTTCAACCCCGTCGCCCACTCATCCACCAGCACCCACTCCTCCTTCTGGGCGTTGGACTTCTTCACCGGCTCCCAGAGCTGGACAAGGCCCGGCTCCAGGACGCGGATGCGGCGCTTGCAGACCTCCGCGAAGCCGTCCTGCTCCATGTAGTGTTCGATGATGCGGACGTGCTGGAGGACTTCGACCCCGTTGATCACCTCCGACCGGGCGAACAGCAGGCACTCCGGCTTGATCATCACCCAGTACGGGCGCAGGCCCTCCCGGCGGTCATCCGCCAGGGTCCGGGGTTGGCCGTCCTCCCGCGGGGCCGGGCGGGGCATGTCGATGAGGACGTGACAAAGGGCCTTGGCCATGCCTTCGCGGAACCACTGACGGGCGAACACGTCCAGGTTGTTCCCCTGGAGGTCCACGTCAGGCAGGATCGTCTCCTCAATCGCCTTGGGCACGTCCTCGTTGAGCTTGATCGGCTCGCTGAAGGGCTTGCCGCTCAGGGTGTCCAGCGTCTGTTCGACCATGTTGAGGAGGACGGCGGACGCCAGGCGCTCCTGATAGCCCTTGTCCGTCTCCTCCTGGTGGCGGGGCAGGTACGTCTCGCCCGCCTCGCGCATTGCTTCGGTCCCGCCCAGCAGCGTCTCGATGACGTGCCAGCGCGGGAGCATCTGGTCATACGCCCCGCTGGTCGTGGCGGGGCTCTTTGGGTCTTTGTCGGCCATGGTCGGTTCTCCTGGTTCGCGGATTCTCGCCCGAAGGCGAGGACCCGGCAAGTTGTATTACATGTTGCCCTGCTTGACGCCACGCAGCTTCTTGCGGACCCTGTAGCGTATGGCGTCACCAATATGGTCCTCCGCCTCCGTGTTCACGTCATCCAGGTCCTTGTCATCGCGGGGCAGCACAGGGACCGTCTCGATGGTCTGCTGACACCAGTCGAAGATGAACAGCCCAGGGACCTCGCGCGGTCCCCTGCCCGCCGGAGGCAACGCCCCCTTGAGCAGCTTGCGGATTTGCTCCCAGCCCTGCTTGCGCGAGCCTGGGCCCTTGTCCGCGGGCGTCCAGCGCACGCCCTTCTTCTCCATGTCCACGGCGATGCTGTTGCCGTTCTCCACGTCGAAGATGGAGGAGTCAGCGGGGCCGGGCTTGACCCGACCTTCCAGCGCCCAGTCCTCCTCCCGGTCCTTCACCCCTTGGGCGACCTCCGAGGCGAGCATGCGGACGCCCTCGTTGCGCGTTCCGTTCCAGCCGTACCATTCCTGTATCAGGTACAAATCACCCCGCACCTTGCCGTACACGCGGCCATTCCACTCGAACGGCTCCCCATTCGACTCCGCCCACCACAGGACGGCGAAGGGCTTGGAGCTGCCCCAGTCGAAGCTGCGGTCAATCTTCCACCGCTTCGGGATCACCGACAGCGGGACGGAGGGCACCACGTGTACGTCCCCGCGGTAGATGTCGTCAAACATCCCACCCGCGATGATGTCCCAGGAGCCGTGGAGCCAGGCGGCGAGTTCGGAGGGGTTCCGGGCCGCGGCTCGAATCTTGCTGATGTACTCCGGGTCAGCGTGGAGCAGGATTTGGTTCTCATAGATGGACCCGTGGATGGCGACCCGGGGCGGTTCGCGCTCGCCGTCTCGCATCGCGTCCAGGATCACCCGACCGCGCATGTGGGGGAGGCGGAAGCGGGCCTTGACCCAGTTGTGGCCGGGGCCGTAGGGGTTGGTGGTCGCCCGGTAGCAGCGGGGCATCCCCGGCTTCGTGGAGCGGCAGCAGGACATCATGACGGTGTAGCACTTGTCATCGGCCCAGTTGCAGAGTTCTTCCCAGCCAATCCACGGATAGGCGTGGCCGTGGTAGTTCCAATAATCCTCCGGCGACTTCATGTGGCGCAGCAGCAGCTCCTCGCCGTCCGGGAAGGTCCACTTGTGCTCCACCTTGTTGTACTTGGCCCCCGGGAAGATGCGCTTGAACCACTTGTTGGTCTTGTTGATCACGTCCGACAACTGGGGGTAGGTCTGACGGAACAAGATGCCGCGCCACTCCGACCCATAGCCCTTCCCCACGTGCTGGAGGAAGTCCATCAGCAGGCAGTCGGTCTTGCCCGGGCCGCGCGTCCCCTCATACAGCACCTCGAAGATCGGATGCGCCATGAGGAAGGCCAGCTGCGACCCGTACTGCGGGCACCAGGTCGCCTCCGTCTCCTTCCCCGTCTCCGGGTCCACGTAGTAGCCCCGCAGCTCGCCGGGCTCCGCCTCGCGCCACTCAATCGGGTAGTCCGGGCGGGCGGCGATGGCGACCGCCTTGCTCACTTCGGTCTGGGCGAACATCAGCTGCCCTCCCCGGTCGGACGGCCCACGGTCCCGCGGGCGAGGTCCCCAAACTGGTTCTGCCACTCGTTGATCGTGGCCGGAGCCCCCGGGACGATGAGCACGCCCCCGCCCGATCCGCTCTGGCTCATGCCCGATCCGTCCTTGTCCTTGAACTCCGGCTTGTGGGCGCGGAGCATCGCCAGCATCATCGAATCGCTGTACACCTTCTCATAGGTGATGATCTCATCCTTGAACTTCCCGCCGATGATCGGGCGCTCCACGCCGTCCCGCGCCCGCTTCAGGGCCGGGGCAAACATGTTCTCGTCAATGAAGGCTTGCAGCGCGTCCTCGAAGGCTTCGGCAAACTCCGGGTCACGCTTCAGATGATCATACAAAGTGGTGATGGAGACGCCCACCGCCTCCGCGCAAAGGGCGCGGCACCCCTTCAAGTCCGGGTGCGACCGGAACAGGTCCAGGAACTGCTGCTTGCGGTCCGAGGTGAAGGGCACCATCGGCTTCCGCTGAAGTTTCTCAATCGGGCGCATCACGCTCCCCTCTCAGTGTACTGTTGGTCAATCGCGCATCACGCGGCGATCCGTCCCCGGCCTCACGCCCAAGGACATCCTTGCCGCGAGTATAGCGTGAGGTTGTACATTAGCCAAGGGCGAGGGTCGCGCCCGCGGGAGTCGGTGAGCCCAGGTGTATGCTGGAGCGGATTGCCCAAGCAGGCACGCGGCGTCCTCCGCTTAGGTTCGAGGGGTCGCGCTTCACTTCCACGTCCGAAAAAGTAAAAAGTCAAGCGGGCAAAAAGGCCATATAAAACAGCCCTTTATAGATAGATAGATAGATAGATACTTAACTTACTTAACTTACTTACCTTAACCCCCCGGGAGCCCTTCGGACAGCCGGAACCCTCAACAAGGATTCTCTTGGGCCGGTCCGCCGGGTCGATTTGTCGGGCGAATTTATTTCAGGTAAGAATCCCAAGTAACCTAAGCGCAAGGTGCGGGAACCCCAGACGGGCTTGACTTCCCGCCACGCCTGGCTTCTTACTTTTTCGGAGCTGAACC